CGCGAGCAGATGCTGAAAATGGGTTACTAAGACCGTGGAGTTGTTCCATCTCTTGTTGGGAGTTGGCAAAACCCAAGTGTCCCCTGTTGTTCTCGGAGGGTTTACCTGTGGTGTAGGTGATCTTCTTAGTATTTCTTTTCTTTGACTTTGACTTTGATTTAGCCATGTTGTATAAATTGTTGCAAAATTGGAATTAAATGTGTTTAAGATTGTAGTTAAAAATCGTCTTATTTTAGGAGTAAATGTTGTAAGTTTGATGAAATAAATTTCATCTGCACAGCAGGGTGATAAATGGTAGCGTCAGTTGACCGCAATTCGTGTTCAATTGCGATCTGGTGGTCAGGTGATAGACCGTAAGCGCGCTCAAAGGATTCTCTTGCTTCTGCGCAGGGACGTGAGTACTTTGGTACCAAGCCTCGAGCCAGAAATTGCATTCCGGAGGTAAACTCTTCAAGTGAAGGCGGTTTATCATCAATCGATGTTACCATTGATCGATAATATTCACAGAAGAGAGGCATATCACCAGCTAGTGATAAACCACACCATCCAACGGAATTGCGTAATCCAATGAGTGAGCGCTCATCTACGACCCCTCTTAGAGACAGGCTGTCCTTACCAAAACATATCTCAGGATCTCTAACAAATCTGTAAGAGATGCCATCAAAGATAGGTTTGGCTTGACAAAATTCCACCTGTTCCAACACATCGTGCACTCCTTCTAGTTTCATGGTGAACCCAAGAGTTAAAAAGTAACTCTTGAACTGAGTGACCACCGATGCGGAGTCGCAGCGTTCTACAAAGAGAACGCCATCGTCACCGTCATTCATATATTCAAATATACTGACACCTAACCATTGCATGAAAGACCACGTCATTGCGCACATCAACATACAGTTTGCAGAAGCTGTGTCCATATCACCGGACATCCTTGTTCCACACAAACGATATTTGAAGGCGCCATCATGGGTGCGTGCGTAACACCGATTAATCTTCCTCATCTGATTTAATCGACGTAGCTCCGAAGGATTGCTAGTGAGCCGCTCTTGGATAGAATGTTCCCAATCTATACAATCACGATTCACATGCTGATCGAAGCGCGCGGCATCTAAGCAAATAGCAACTGGATCCTTAAACCGGTTCCACTTGCGATGAGCTTCTTTACCACGCTCGCTGGCATTCAAGCCTTTCATGACAGTTGTGCTCCTAAACACACGAGCGATCCCACGGAAAATACTCTTCTCCATGGGCTTCAGGTGGCAACCTATTGCGACGTTGAATCTAGGTGAGCGGGGTTGGATGATCCTGGGTGCAGGGTCATCCTTCCTAGTGAGATTTGTCTTCTCATCTTTGATAAAAGCACTAATGGTGGCATCCTTTCTATTCAAAGGCATGCATTCTAGTGATTCAGCAGCAGCTTGATACATTTTAGCTTTACGACCGGTGTATGTAGCGACGAATTCTTTCGTGGTTAGTACATCAATCTTATCAGTATAGTGTAAAAATTTGCGTGTGAAATTCTTTAATCTCCGTTTCACCTCACCATGTTGGGGTTGTGGTGGATGGACCTGGTTTCCATCTTCCCCCTTCACAGTTAGCACTCTTTCTACCAGTGCTCTCTCCAAATTGATCGCAGAGTTGTTGTGCACTCCCCATCTTTCCGCCCCCCCAGACGGATGGAAATTCACCACT